AGTCGCAACTTCCACCCATCCAATTTGTGACATATCAGAACCAGAAATAGTATACTGAGATCTTAAGATGATAGGAGAGTTAGAATATTGTGTGAAAGAAGGAGTAACAGATACTCTTGTGTTAGCAGCTTGAACGCCAGCAACACCTGTATTAGTTACAACTTGAGAACCTTTCCCATAATCAGAACCGTATACAAAGATTTTTAATCCAGCGTTAGCTGCACCAAAAGTAGTTGCAATTACTACGCCATCATAAGCAGCTACAGTAAGAGCACCAGTTGCTGTGTTTGAAGCAGTTACTACAGCTTTAGCCTCTGTTCCAGTTGCTGGATCAAGAATTACAATAGTATCATTTAATGAAATAACATTAACAATTCCAGCGGCTACAGGAATAGCAAGCGTGTTTGTTCCAGCAGCTCCTGTTAACACATTCTCGTAAGAGATATGTAATCTATTCTGCTCAGACCAAATTACTTGATCAGATGTCATTGGCATTTCAGCTCCAACCATACGTAAGAATCCAGATAACGTTCTGTTTCCATAACGCTCTACTTCTTGTTCATAAATTTCAGGTAAATATTGTTGTGCAAAGTTATTTGCTCCGGCACCTGCGCCGTTAAATTGTAGGTAATTACCCTGTAAGATCTGTTGCCCTGGTGAAGGTACGATTGATCCGAATTGTGGACTTAAACTCATAATAATTGTTTTTTTTAGTTAAATTTATTCTTTTTAATACTTAGTTTTGAAGAATCAGAACCGCTATTAACCGCTTTAACCTTCCAACCATTCACAAACTCTGAACCAATGGATGTTTTCCTTGCCTCTGATGTTGTAATGTTTTTAGATTTAGCTATAACATCTTTTACTGAATCGGCTTTACCCTGTTCATAAAAGTGTTGAGCTATTGTGTCAGCGTTTCTAGCAGCGTATAAAGCCTTGTGATAACCTTTAGGATCAGATATTTCTCCTTCTTTATTTAGGAACTTCCCAATGAAGTTAGTAATGTCTGATTGTTCTTCGGCAACACTTGAAGGATTTTTAATACCATATCTAAATTTCTTTTCACCTACATTGAAATCAAAACCTTTGAATTCTTCGTTGAAAACGTTTCTAGTTGCATCTTTAAATCTTTCTTGTTTAGCAATATTTACCTCTTGCTCTTCGTTATATCGGCTAAAAAAGTCATTAGCTTTCTGTTGGTCTTGAGTTACGCCTGGTCTCAACTTGATCTCATCGTAGTATTTACTCTTAGTTTCCTCTAGAAAGTTTCTAGCTTTATTAACTTCTTCTTTAAACGCAATTTTCTTTTTACGTATATCTCTATCCTCGTCTAATTCTTCATCATATTCATAATCTTCTAAGAGAATGTCCATGTCTTGATTGTCTAGATAAGGTTTTGTTTTTTTATAATATTCTTTTATTAGTTGAGTTTCATCAATATTAGAATAGTCAGCATTTAATCTAACATAATCTTCTACAGTACCACCAGTATCTTCCATGAAAGTAACTAGTTTCTCAACGTTCTCAGGTAGCTTTCTACCTAAAACTTTTTCATCCCTTACAGCTTCTTGAGCTTCTTTGATTACTTTCTTTGTTACTTGTTCTACTTCTTCATCAGTTACTTCTTGAAGTGGCGTAAGCTCGGTAGTAGCATCTTCAGAGGAGACTTCGTTTCCTTGTCCCACTTCTTGCAATTCCACTTTGGGTTGTTCTGTGAGTAGCACAGGGCTCTCTGCTTTTTGCTTTTGAACGGCATCTTCTTGTGGTTTTAATTCCTCGCTAGGTATTACTACTTTAGTAATATCTTCTTTAGATTCTAATTCAGGCTCTTTAATACTCACCTTTGTTATAGCTGGAGCATCGTTGCTTAATTGTTTAGGTTTTTTACTTTTTCCTTTTAAAGAAAAGTCACCTTCTTTTTTTACTTCTGACATAATATAATATAATTAAATAGTTAATTGTTGATAATACTAAAAGCTATCTAGACTAAATCCACCAAGCGTATCGTTACCTGCTGATTCAAAATCTTTTGGCAATGAATCGTTTTGTCTTTGCGATATCATTTCAGATTGTTGAGTTGCTTGTATTCTGCTTCTTTCGTCTTTTCTGTCTTCTATTTCTTTTTCTTTTGTTTCTTCTGAGTTAGCTTTTATTTGAGCTAATTGCAAACTATAGTTAAACTCTTCAGCCATCAATTGCTTTTTAATATCAGCTTCCACTTGTAATCTTTGAATTATAAATTGTGATTTACCTTGCTCGAACTGCAAGTTGCTTTCTGTTAATGCTTGTTGCTTTTGAACTTCTGACATAGCAGCTTGTTCTGCTGATTGAGCGTTAGCTTGTGACTGTGCTTGAATGTTCTGAAGGTTTTGCTGTTGCATAGCCTCAGCTTTTCTTTTACGTTTAACTTTAAGCATTTGATTAGCTAGCTTCATATTAGATATGTCTCTTATATCTATTACATCTTCTAAATCTATACTGCCTGTTTGTAAAGCTATTTGTATATTCTTCTCTAAAGCTTGCTTATCTTCTTCTTCTGGCTCAAGATCTAAAAATATACCAAACTCATGTAGATTTAAATTCTCTATTTGTTTTAATGTATCTACATTAAAAGAACTAATAGAATTCATTAATGCATTTCTAGTTAAAGGAAAAGCTATCATATCAGCAGCTCTTAAGCTAATATTTTCAGCTGTCTTTATTGTAATATACATTAAAGATTGAAGTATATGTTTAGTAGCTGTATTAGAAGCTGTTGCAGCTAATTTTTGTAATCCAACTAACGAATCTTTAGTTGGCTGACTACCGTCTCTAGCTTCATTTAATCCAGTTACATCTCTAATCATCTGGAGATAGTACTGATAAGTAGTTATAAGCGCTTGTATTTTATTTATACCAGATGAACTTTGTAATTCCTGAATTGGTACTTTAGCTCTATTAGGATCTCCATCTTGTGTCAATGATCTACCTACTATACTACCAGTTTGGAAGTACATGTTTAAAGCTTCTTGAGGATTATAATTAGTACCATTACCTAAATCAACTTCAGCTAAACCATCAACATCAACAAATACGCCATCAGGAACTAATTTCTGTAGCACTTGTTGTATTTTAAGGTGTGTTATTTGAATCATATCAGCAAAACTAATAGTTTTACTAACTATAGACTCTATACGCCCTTGGTACATCCTAGGTGCGGATATACTATAATTCATAGCTACTTTTGTTTGATCACTGTAAGGTCTTGTCATATTTTCAGCAAGTTCCCATTTAAGCATTTGTTCATGACCTAATACTTTAGCTCCACTATATAAAACCTCTATTGATCTACTTACGGTATCGAAATTATCATTTTTTGGTGGATCATATGTATCTGGCTTTTCAAGAGACTTTTCTAATCCTTGATCTGTTTGTTTAATTTTCCACACTTGATCTGAATACGTTTTGTATTCAAAATATAATACCTGAACGTTGTTCCTGTCGTTGTCTTGACCTCTTGGTGTTCTAATATAATTAATATCTCCAGGATATAGTTGTATTTTTTCTAATTCTTCATTAGTTAAATTAGGAAATTCTTTTTTTAATTCTTGTAAAGGTATACTTTTAACTTCTCCTATATAATATATATCTTCAAAATTAGGATCTTCAGTGTAAGAATATATAATATCTACTGGATCTACGTAATCTACTGTAACCCCATTAGCTAAATTAAAACTTGTTTTGCTGCAACCAATACCTAATACAGTTAAATCGTAAGCTATTCTTCTTTTTGTCTGCTCGTATTTATTGTAGTCAAATACGTTTTCAATCAACTCTTCTTCAGCTATTTCTATAGCTTGCTTATATCTAAGTTGCATATGTAAATCCAACTCTTCTTTATCTCTAGGTAATTCTTCTACAGGAATACTAGTTCTTTTTAAGTCAATGCCTACATTTTTATTTGTTTCTTCCATTAAGTCACTAGCGAAAGCGTCTTGAGCTATAGCGGTGGCATGGTCTGTTCTTTGTTTAACAGCAAATGGATCTGAAGCGTGTGAACGTATTTTGTAACCTTTATCAGTCATGCCATTCACAACTATATCAACAAATTTAGATAATACTGCAATTGGTTTCCAGTCTAAATTAAGATAAGATAAATCACCATTTATAGATAATTCATCTTTATATTTTCTAACAGATTGTTCTCCTCTAGCATATAATCTTAAGTTGTGAAAGTATTGCCAATTACTAGCAAATCTACCTCCAGAAGCAGAACCTGTATCTCCTCTAAACCATTCGTTTTCTATAGCTCTTCCTACGTCACGTCCGTATTCGTAGCTTTGCTTCTCTTCATCAGAAACTATTTGGCTTGGAAAAGTATTATTTGAAGTCGTATAAATCATTTATTCTATTATTTTTGAAGAGTATCCTTTGTTGTCGTATTTCTTGAATCCCAATGGAACTATTGTTTTAACCTGATTAAAAACAGGTGTATATCTACTTTTGTTACAAGCCATTAAAGCTAATCCAGAACTTATAGATGCATCATGACTAGTTCTATTATTTATATTAAATCTAGCCCAGTCTTCTAGTGTTCTTTGAAAATACATGTCTCCATATCCTTGGTCTGTTTTACCAACGTATGTATTTATGTAAGTTTCTATAGCTGAAGCGTGAGCTTGTTTTATGTCTTCACTTGAGTTAGGTATGCCACCTATTTCTTTTTCTGTTACTGATAACTTATTCCATACCTTATCTGGTCTATTCATTGAAAACCCTCTATAACCTCTTCTTTTGAAATGGTATAATAATCTAGGTTTATTATTTTCACATAATATAGGCATACCATAAAACACACAAGCCATTAATACATCTTCAAAAAATATCTCAGCAGTCTGAGGTCTAGCTATATATTCTAAAAAAAACTGATTAGGAGGTACATCCTCCATGCTAAATTTAGTTAAACCAGCTAAAGCTCCATTAGAGCCTCTTTTATCAACCGTACCTGATATATCGTAACTATCACAACCAAAAGCACCGCAATGCTCGTTGCCTGGATACTTAATCCCATTCTTTACTATCACACGGTTTTGTAGATTAACAGGTGGAACCCAAGATATTTTAAATCTACCGTCTTTATTTGGTATAAATATAACTTTTGAATCTAATTTAGCATTGTCCCATTGAAATGTACCAGTAGTTACTACTGATGTATTTCTAAGATCTACATTGTAATCTATTTGTTCGTATATTTTTGTTAAATTAAATAAAGATTCTTTAGCCTCATCTCTGAAGGCGTGTTCCTCTGTTCTAGGAAACTGCCTATAAAATTCATTTAAACCGTCTTGATCATCTTTTAATCCTTCAACTTCATTTTGCCAAAACTCTAATACACCTA